CTCAGGTGTTGACAGTATGGAAAAATACCAATATATCTTAGGTCAAATTCGTACATACGAATTTATCTTACAGGAGATCTCTAACCTGCTAACAAAAAAGGAGCTAAAAGATGACGAAGGAAACATTATCGAACTCTAATGAAAGTTCGAAAGAAATACCTAAGACCGTTCTAGGTCTTGAGGAAAAATACAACGAAGAAAATTCTAAAACTGTTAGAGCTGAAAATATTACAGAATCTCTAATTGACAATTTACCTAACCCAAGTGGTTGGAGAATTTTAGTATTACCATTTACACCTAAAGATAAAACTAAAGGTGGAATTATATTCTCACAAGAATCTTTGGATAAATTAAGAATAGGAACTAATTGTGGTTATGTTCTTAAAATGGGTCCATTAGCTTATGCTGATAAGGAACGATATCCAACAGGTGCTTGGTGTAAAGAAAAAGATTGGGTGATCTTTGCAAGATATGCAGGATCACGATTACCAATAGAAGGCGGAGAAGTTCGTCTTTTAAATGACGATGAAGTATTAGGGACTATAAAAAATCCTGAAGATGTACTTCATCATATATAAACATAGGAGGGCTCTATGCCAGAAGAAACAAAGAAAAACGATCCAATGATCGATGTAGGCGAAACAGAAGGCGCTGAAATCGAATTGAACGTTAAACATGATGATACAGGAGTAGCCGAAGCAAAAGCTGAAACTCCTGCTGAAGAGAAAGAAGTAAAAGTCGAAAAGACCCCGAAAGATGAAACTGTCTATGTTGAACCTAAAAAAGAAGTTCAAAAAGATGACAACAAGAAAGAGATTGAAGAATACAGTGAAAGTGTACAAAGAAGAATAGCTAAATTAACTAAAAAAATGAGAGAAGCGGAAAGGCAAAAAGAAGAAGCCTTACGTTATGCTCAAGCTGTCAAGTATGAAAAAGATACTATGGACAAAAAATTTAGTGCTTTAGAAACTGTATCTGTAAACGATAGAGAAATGAAAATTAAAGCAGCTATGGAAGCAGCTAAATCTAGATTAAGAATGGCTAGAGAAGCTGGTGATATAGAAGCTGAAGTTGAAGTCTCTAAAGAGATCTCTAAATTAGGGTATGAAGAAGCTAGATTGCAGGAAGCTAAATCTCAATCTGTTCTTTTAAATAAAGAAAAACCAGTGCAACAACAGTTTGTACAACAACCTGTTAATCAAAACCCAGCAATCCCGCAAGACATCCCAACAGATGAAAAAGCGGAATCTTGGGCATCAAAAAACAGATGGTTTGGTACTGATAAAGCTATGACTTACACGGCTTTTGATCTTCATAAACAAATAGTTGATGAAGAAGGGTATGATCCTAAATCAGATGAATATTATGCGGAAATTGATAGAAGAATAAGACTTGAATTTCCACACAAATTTGGTACAAAGGAAAATACGGAATCGACTCGACCAGTACAGACAGTAGCTTCTTCGAAGCGAAGTACAAAACAAAGTCGCACAACTGTGAGGCTCACACCATCACAGGTAGCAATAGCTAAAAAATTAGGTGTGCCATTAGAAGAATATGCGAAACAACTAAATATCACGAAGGAGGTATAGGCATATGGAAAACGAAAAAAACATGAAAACCCCACGTGCGAGCGAAACTAGAGCGAAAACAAATAGACCTCAAGTTTGGACTCCACCATCATCTTTAGATGCACCACCTGCGCCACAAGGTTATAGACACCGTTGGTTAAGGGCTGAGTCTTTAGGCTTTGACGATACTAAAAATATCGCTGGAAGTTTAAGATCAGGATACGAACTCGTAAGAGGAGACGCGTACCCAGATTCACAATATCCAGTAGTTAAGGACGGCAAATACGCAGGAGTGATTGGAGTTGGTGGCCTATTGCTGGCTAGGATACCAGAAGAGATCGCTAAATCTCGAGAAGAGTACTTTGCAAAAAGAACTCAGGAGAGAACTGAAGCAGCGGAAAACGATCCTCTGAAGGAACAGCATCCAAGTATGCCCGTCACAAAAGACAGGCAGACTCGTGTAACTTTTGGTGGCAGTAAGAAGTAACTAATTTTTAGTTAATCTGATTCCAACAAGGTTTTAAAAAAATATAAACAAGGAGAAAAAAAATGGCTAACTCAACAGGTGCTTACGGGCTACGTGCTCTAGGCAAATTTGGGTCAAATCCATCAGCTGGCGGACAAGGTGGCTATCTAATCGTAAATAATTACTCTACGAGTATCTTCCAAGGAGATATCGTAGGTTTAACTGCGACAGGATATGTATATCCTATAACTGCTAACTCGACTGGAAATATATTAGGCGTATTTAACGGATGTCTAATAGAAGTGAACCCAACAACTAAGAAGCCGAAATGGCAAAACTATTACTCACAAATTAACGTTTCTCAAGGAAACATTGATGCGTATGTAATAGATGATCCAAATCAGCTATATTTAGTAAAATCAACAAACACTGCATTAGGACAAACAGCGGTAGGAACTTCTTTCGGTATAGTATATGCTGCAGGAAATACTAACAATGGTCTATCTGGATCTTATCTAGATTTAGGCGCATCTAGTGCAACTGGTCAGTTATTAGTAATCAGCACATCGCAATTTGTTGATAACGTACCAGCAACGACAAACGAAGATTTCGTAGTAAAAGTGAAATCTAGTAAGTCAATAGCATAAGGAGATAACTAACTATGGCTATATCACGATCACAGCTAGTTAAAGAACTAGAACCAGGTTTGAACGCATTGTTCGGACTTGAATATAAACGTTACGAAAACGAGCACGAAGAAATCTTCGATAAAGAAACTTCTGACAGGGCATTTGAAGAAGAAGTTATGTTATCAGGTTTCGCAAATGCTGCGGTTAAATCTGAAGGATCTGGCGTTACATACGATACAGCGCAAGAAACTTTCACTGCTAGATACACGCACAATACTATAGCTCTTGCATTCGCAATCACTGAAGAAGCGATTGAGGATAACTTGTATGACAGACTAGCGTCTAGATATACAAAAGCATTAGCTAGATCTATGGCGAACACTAAGCAGATTACAGCTGCTAACGTTTTAAATAATGGTTTCAGCACAACCTACCCAGGTGGTGATGGATCTCCATTATTCTCAACAACTCACCCAACTATTTCTGGAACTTTCCAAAATACGTTGACTACGCAAGCTGACTTAAACGAAACATCTTTAGAGCAAGCATTAATTGATATTGCTAACTTGACAGATGAAAGAGGCTTAAAAATTGCTGCACAGGGAGAAAAATTAATTATCCCTACTGCTCTGCAATTCACAGCTGATCGTTTAATGAAATCTGCAGGTAGAGTTGGTACATCTGATAACGATATCAACGCAATTAGAAACATGGGAATGGTGCCACAAGGTTATGTTGTGAACCACTTCATCACTGATACTAATTCTTGGTATGTTAAGACTGATGTTCCAAATGGAATGAAATACTTCGAAAGATCACCAATTAGAACTTCTATGGAAGGCGATTTCGAAACTGGTAACGTACGTTACAAAGCTAGAGAACGTTATTCTTTCGGTTGGTCAGATCCTCGTGGAATTTACGGTTCTGCAGGCGGAAGTTAATAGACTTTATAAAGGGGCTCTCGCTATGAGAGCCTCTTTATGTTATAAAAGAAAGATATATGACAAAATTGTTTCATGTTAAATTACGTGCTTACGGTTATGTAGCAGAATTTAATGTTATGGCGGAAGATACTACGACAAGTATAGAACAAGCTATCCTTGACAAAATAGGACAAAATGGGGTATTATTAAAAGACAGCGATAGAACTTTTACTAAAACTAAATGCTGGATAACCTATGAGGAGGTTGTAGATGGATCAAGTCCAAAGCCTTTACAAGAAGAAAAGGCTATTAGAACTTGATTGGGAACAAGCTCATGTTGAAGAGGGTAGATATTCTCTTAACATGGTTAAGATAGACGAAGAGATTCGATCTGTTATTAACCAAATTAAGCTGGCTGAAGCAGAAATTGCTTATAGACAGATTAAGATTGAGGAAAGTGCTCCCGATTTTTCAGTAGCTAGTTAAATAGCTACAAATTGTTAGTAAAAACATTATTTTTAATGTAGCCACCCCTTGCTCTTTTTAAAAAATTAAGCTATATTTCAACTCTATACATAACTTTCAATATAGACGGAGTATAGACGATTTGCCTAATAACTATATTGATAATTTAGGAGAATAAAAATGACACGATCATCATTCCAAGGTGTGGTAAGATCATACGGCGGACAAAACAAAAACTCTGGTGTTACACCAAGCGTTTTAAACTATGCTGAAGTAGTAACTTTTTCTGCATCGACAGCAACAGCAACTCCAATATCTGTTGGATCAACTGCTAATGGACCAGTTAAATTTGTATTACCAGTAGGAGCTATACCAACATCTTTTGTTGTAATTGCTGCTGCAGGAACTACTACAACTGCAACTGTAAATATTGGTGGATCAGCAAATGCAACTTCACTTGCACAAAATTTAGTTGTAGGTGTTAAAGGTATTGTTCAATTTACTGGAGCTTCAGTAGTTGGAACAGGACTTACTGCAAATACAACTGTATATGCACAAGTTGGATCAACAGCTGGAACTGGAAGCGTTACTGGTGTATTTGAATACACAGTAGTTGATAACGGTTACGCTGGCGAAGAGTCTGGAAGTCAGTACTAATTAATTCTTTTCTAGGATCTCTCCGGGG